CAATCGGTATCGGAATCAATTACGATGTTAATATCAACCGAACCAAATACATACTTGAAGTCAGGTTCTTGCGTTTGAGTTCCGCTTGTTTCTTCGCTCCAAACGCTTAACGGGTCGCCATTTGAACTTGGTGCTGTTATGGTAACTTTAGCAGCACCCAAAGCCGTACACAAAGCACCATTATCAACGTTGAATTGCTTGACTATTGTTTGTCGAATACGGTCAAATGAATACGCATCATCTTGCGTTAAATTCGTTCTAGGTACACTAAAAACCAATCTTAACGGTACGGTTGTTTGAACCCGTTTAAGTGCCTTGTTTGGGTTGCTTTCGCGCGATACGTCAATAGTATCTCTTAGTCTCCAATAACTAACACCGTTAGCTGAATCAAAGTCTATGTCTTGAAACTCGCCACCGCTAATGTATTCCTTTGGCGCAATTACATCTCCTTTTGTTTTCAACTCGCAAAGGCAACGGGTTAAATCAAAGTAGTTGAGTAGTTCCAACTTTAGATTCAGAAAGTTTACTATTGCTTTAAGCATTGCGTTCGATTACTTCTTTAGGTACAACCGCCTCAGATACGGGCAAAATGGAGTGTTGACAGTTGTAGCCTCCAGCGGTTTGAAATATAGTCTTTTCGTTTGTTCCATCCATCCAGCCGTCCCACGGTTGCAACGCGCCCCACTCTTCAACTTCTTTTTTACTGAAAAACTTGCCATTTCTTGATTTGCAAAAGGGTCTAGTTGTCTTTAATAAACCACCCGTGTAAAGGTAATAACTAAACCCTAGCTGTTCCGCTATTTCATTTGTGACCGCCCTATCTGACAGCGCGAATGTGTCGCTAACTATCTGCCGTGTTGCTCGTTCTAAACGCCCTACTTTTTCGGGGTCGCCCTCAATCAATTCTCTAAATGTATCGAGTAAGTCAGAACGTGAACCACCTGCTAAAACTGAATTGCTTAACGCTTGTCTCATTGGATTAGTCAAGTATTGGTCGGTTGAATTTAGTAGGCTTAAAACAGCTTCATTCTTCTTTGCTCTTACAATTGAATTAGCAATAGCGGGAACTTGAAAAGCATCTTCGACAGCATCAAAGTATTTGTAATTAATAGCCGCTTGATTATCAAACTCATCCATTAATTCGCTAACCGCGCTTTCGTATTCAGCACCTGTTAGAACATCTTTAATTTGGTTTACAATCGCTTCAATCTTCAATATGTTCGATTCATTCACAACGATTAAACCGTTTGTGTAATCCAACTCATCAAGCAATCTAATAACCTCGTTAAACTTAGAGCGTTGAATCCTAACCATACGACTTGAAAAGGCATCTGGTATTGTTTCCAAACGCTCAACCTTTAGGTCAATTATCTTCTTTATTTCATCGCTGAAACTCATTGACCTAATACCCTATTTGCAAAATCATTCGCCCTTGTTACAGCTAAGTCCTTTGGAGTTGTTGCAATCGCCCTTTCTTTTAACCGATTAACCTGTTCGTCAATTTCCAATCTTAAAAAGTTAGGGTCTTCGCCTATCAAGTCGTTAACTAATTTAAAAGCTGAATCATGTAGTACCATTTCCCACGCCTCAACCGTGTTCAAAGTCTTTCGCTGAATAATCTCCTCGTTGCTTAATGTCAGAATCCTATCAGCCGCCTCAATGATTTCAGAAACGGTGTTTGTAGACTGTTCAGAATAGAATCTATTACGCAAGTATTGATGAACAAGCGAACTAATTACGTGAGTAGGTAGCTTAGCCTCTCTTGCAATCTTAATATCTTCTAAGACGTCTGCATCCGTTCTAAAGTCAAATGACTTAGGATACACCAATTTAGCACCTTCAAAGTCTTTACCGTATCGAACTTTGCCGATAACATCTAGTTGAAATTGGAATATATCAAAGGTTTGGTCGGAATCAGGAAGAACAAAAGCGTACATTGCTTTCATATCAATGCTCATTCCAGTTGCCGTCATGTCTTCCGACCCCTTAACGTTAGAGTTTGAGGTGTGAATATGAAGCATTGACTTTGCTTGCTCAAAGTATTCTTTTGCCGTTTCCTTTGTAAAAGATAGCGTTTCGGTACTCGGTGAAACATAACCCATTGGAACACTAAAAGCCGTATCTCCTTTGTCCATACCTTCAGCACCTCGCAGTAAGTAAGTACCCATTGAAGAGAACCGTGGCATTTGCCCCGACCCATGACACTTAGGGCATTCTAATTTGCCGTGTTCACCCATGAAGTAACCATCGTGACATTGAATACCTTCAGAATTTGTGAAGTCGCAATCGTCACCAACCGCCCATCGCATTGGGAAACATACGTTAGCAATTTGAGCGTTTAGGTAATTGGAATAAAGCAACGACCAATCAAGTAAATCAACAGCATAATAGAAGCGCGAAGTGTAATAGATTTCACCGTTCTTACGAATCTTTGGAACGCCTTTCAGTTTCTTACACGGAAACATTCCTAACTCATGCTTAAAAATTAGTGTGTAATTAAAAGTATGGTCAATGAATTTGCCTACCTGTTCAACCTTCCAAATGTTTGTGTTGTCGTAAAAATAGAATACTCGCCCTATTTCATATTGCTTCGTGCCATACATAACCATGCTTCTTTCATGGCTCTCAAATAGACCGTAGGTGTTCCACTTCCATGCAACCACACTTTCACATCCGTAGTACATTGGTTGAGGCTCAAACTTATTCGTGTCGTCAACAACCATTTCACCGTCAACCTCAACGAGTGAAACGTCTTTCAACTTGAATGTAGATACACCGTTTGCATCAATTCCGCGAAGTGTTGGAACTATTTCCTTAACGTAACCTTCAACAGAATTAAATACGTCTATCTCTTTGTTAACGTATTGCTTGTAGTCTTCAGAATCATTACCACCTTCAGGGTATATTATTTCCCAGTTATGGTCATTCAATCCTCTTGAAACAACGCTAAGATAGTCAACGAAGGCAGGGTGAGTAGTGTTCTTATAGTTGTTCTCAATGTATTCATTCTCTTTATCGCTTTGATTAGGTGCGCGATGTTTGAAAAGCATCTCAGGAAACTTACCTACTTCAGCGTGTGTTTCGATACGATTCTTTTGCTTAACAGCTTCAACGTAACCATCGTAATAGTTGGGTATATCCTTCCAAATAGCAGTACCACTCTCAAAAACGTAGAACTCCTTTGAGGCTTCAATAGCATCTTTTACAATAGATTGTATTTTAGATAATTCAATCATTTCTTTGGTCTACGTGGTCTAGGTTTATTACAATTGCATCCCATTATTTCTTTCCTTCTAGTATTTGATTAGCCTCAAAATTATACGCAGCGAAAAAGGCTTTCTTTTCACCACTTGTAAAGTTAAAGACTTTGCCGTACTTAGCCTCAAACCCTTCCAACTTATCTACATTCTCCTGTCTACTCAATCTCTCAACGTAATGGTTTACGGACACTTTAAACGGTTTAGCTTCGGGGCTTTTATCATTTCCTTTTGTTAGTGTTGCGTTAGCATAATCACTTTGAAAATTGTTTGTCATTCTCAAATTAACACCGCTTGCATCAAACCCTTGTTGAGTCTTTAAGTCACGGTATGATTTATACCAGCTCGTCTTAGTTGGCTTGCCCGTCTTACCTTTGTTCGTTCCTTTCTTGCGTAGTTGGTCGTCACTTGCGTAGATTTCATTGGACGTATTGTAAGTCCCAATACTTGAACCGCTTTCATTTAACCCTTCGTGAAACACTCTAAGGACTCTCAACGTGTGGATAGTTTGCGCTGCTATCTTTAAAGGCGCGTTTTCTTTTGCTAATTTCTCAACCGACATTCTAAGTTTAGCAACGAATAGTTCAGGTGTTAATTCAGCCATATCAAGAATGTTACGATACCATCAACGGTGTCTTTAATTAAATACTCGCTATTTCCACCACTTAAAATCATGGCAATGTCGTTACATACTTTCTACGTCTGTCGCACACGAAACAAATACCATCTGAAGGGGTTACAATGCCTTGCAACGTTATCTTCATTTGTGTTTCATAGTCTTCGTGGTACTTCATCATTCGGGCATTAATCTGCTCCTTATTGATAGCCGTTTTAGTATTGAATCTATCTGAATTGAACAATGCAAATTCCATAATCAATTCAGCAACTCGGTTAAGCAAAGGCAACTCTAATACGCTTCTGTTAGAGCATATCCAGCTCTCATTATCACAATGCAAGGTGAATACTAAAGAAAGTCCAGCTGTATCGGTGTGACCGTTTATATTCGCTAGAATAGGCGTTGCGCCCGTATCGTATTTAATCTCACGACCTTTGACAACATTAGATATGTTGTAAAGACCTTTATTGCAACTGTAACAACCCTCACCGATTAGGTTAGTTTTGTAGTTTGGAATTGAAGTACAATCGTAAACAAAAGCTATTCTTCTTTTGCGCTTTTCAGCGTTGTATGTCTTGTTGACGTATGTAGTTGAAATCTGACCCGCTACGCTTGCAATGGTAATAGTATCAAGCGTTTCACCTGTCATGGTATCAATTACCAACAATGAAACGTTCCCCGTGTAGTTTAGATAATTTTGAATTTCAGATATGTACAACGAGTAATAAGTATCACGGTCACATATCTCTAATTCAATACCTCTAAATTCAGCACTTGCAGCCTTTAAAGTTTGATTCTCATCAAAGAACCCTGCTCGTTTTGAATCAATAATAGTCTTTGGTTTATAGTTTGCTCTAAAATGCGCCCCTATTTCTTTGGTCACATTCTTAATAGCAAAAGCAATCTTTTCGTCAATGAGTTCTGAAGCGTTGGAATAATCAGCCGTTACATATTTCTCAACTTCAGAATAAGGAACGAGATTATCTAGTAGTATTCCGCTACTAACTTCGCATCCTTTGTAACCTATAATACCGTCAAAACAACTCATTCACAAAGTATAAAAAAGGGGGATAGGTCATTGAACACCCATCCCCCGAATTAATGAACTAATTAAACGTTAGTAACCTTGATTCTTGCAAGACCTTTAACGCCTTCCAAGTGGTCTCCAGTTTGATACATATCAGATGGCAAACCAACCACTTTAGTAGTCGCGGTAAGTGTTACGTCAATAACTCCACAATCATGCTTAATTACTAAGTCGTAACGTAATCCAGTTGCAGGAGATTGAATAGTTCCATACGATTGGTTGCTATCTTGTGCAGCAAATAAACCAGTCCAACGGTTGTAATCAATTATCTGAAGTGCGCCATTGGCAACAGCCATAGCATACTGATTTCCTCCAAGTGCAGATGCTACGTTTCTATCTCTAACTGAAGCCATCCCGAAACGAGACTGAATATCAGCAATGTCAAGACCGTAATTAGCACAGCATCCACTCTCAATCAACTTCAAGTAGTTGTCCAATTGGAAGCCTCCGAATAGTGCAGATTGACCAAAATTAGACGCTTCCAAAGCTGACTGTACAGATTGCATAGTTGCAGGAAATGGAGCAAATGCACTAGATGGTTGAAGTGTTTGAACAACTAGGTTATCAGAACCATCAACACTAACGAAAGGAATACCAGACACATCACTTGACCAACCACCCAAAAGAGCAGCCGCTTGCGTTGCGTTCTTAGCATTAACAGCCGTGTCCATAGCAGCAATCAACTTCATAATTTGCTCTTGGAAGTGCATTTCATTGTCCTCGCAAGAACTCTTTAGTTTCTCAACGTCAAACTGTTGGTCAAGAAAAAGGTTTTTAGTAGTATCAATTGTGTAGTCTTCAGAAGTATTACCTCTTTCGGTTGTTGCAGAACAATAAGCCGTTACATCACTTTGAACCTCACTAGGTAGGATTCTCGGTTGATATGTAAGGGTTGCTGTTTTAACCTTAGAGCCTCCCGGGCTAACCGCAATAGAGATTCCATTTCGGTTAATAGGTGACATTAGGTATTCAGTAAAAGGAATTGGGTCGCGGTAAAATCTTGCCGCGTCAATTGTAAAGATTTGTTCTAGGTTTGCTTGTAGATTTGGACAAGACACTAGAGTGCTAGGTGTATATGACATTTTGATAAAAGTTTGAATCTCTTTACTTACATATGATGGCTGTAAGTATTAAGCCACGAACTCCTATTTTTTATCGGCACCCACTGATCCCTAAGATAATTCAACAATTCATGGAGAAATCATTGATGCGCATTCTGAGTTTGAAAATCGGCCTAGGAAAAGCTTTCCCAGATACCTCTAA